AAAAGGTGTATTAACTAACTCTGCTCCCTTATTTCTACCATAAGCAACACTACCCCCTGTTCTGATTTCTATTTCTAAATTTTCAAAATCATTATCTGCTTTGGATATGTGTTCTAAAGTTTTATCAGTTGAATTTGCATCACAAATGATAACTCTTATTCTGGTATACAATTCCTGTCTTGATAAATACCACAAAGTATTGTATATATACCTTTCCTCATTATAAGAAGGTATGACTACGGTAAATAATTCTGATGTATTCATAATAAAAAGGGGAGGATTATGCCCTCCCCCGAGTTATAAATATCTATTTACTTAATTAAAACTATATCTCAAACCGAATTGCATTCTCCATACATCGGATACTCCTACGGTTGGTCTGTAAGTTGTTGTAACTAAATCAGTACCAAAGTTTCTCAATCTGTATTGAGGTCTTCCATCGGCACTTGCCGGTCCACCTTGTGCAGATGAAGGTACAACCAATGGTTGAGTTGTATTGAATGTTTGTCCAATACCCCAATCAGAGTTCAACAAGTTACCCAAGTTAAGAACATCCACTCTGAATTCCAAGGCGTTTTTCTTTCCTTTGATATTAGTAAATAATTGTTGTGCGAAAGATAAATCTGCTCTATAAACCATCGGCATGATTACAGCTCCTCTTTCTGCATACTTACCTCTATTTGCACTTAGGTACTTATCTTGTTGAATATACGCCTCCCATGCATTTGCTTGTTCTGCAGCAGTAAATGTTTTTCCACTTGCAGTATATTGTTGGAAGTTCATTTCCTCTTTTGTAGCTGGAATATAGATAAGGTCATTTGCAGTACCACCATCATTATTCAAGTCACCACCGAATACATAACTTGCATTTCCAAGAGTTCTACCTTCCCAAAATACGGAAACTGAAGTGTTACCAAATTTGAAGAAATCTTTACTATAACTAGCTGTAGCAAATACTCTATGGCCCATGAAGTTGGAAGAGAAACCTAGTCCAGGATTGTTAGGGTCGGATGTGATAGGATTACCAAACCAAGTACCTGCAGCGATTGAGCCTGGGTCTACTGTATTTCTGGTTTCACCATAACTATAAGCTCCTTTAACGAACAATCCATTACTAAATGGTCTTTCCAATGAGAATGAACCTACCCAAGAATATCCAAGAGCTTGGTTAGAAAGTGTTACAGCATTAGGAATCTTTGAGTTGATTCTGTTACCAGCCCATCTGTATCTATTATCAGGTCCATTGAATTGTGAAGTTGCTACAGGTAAGTTTGCATTATAATAAGCCACACCATTTACATCAGAACTATAAATAAATTCTGCAGTAGCAATAATTCCCAAAGGTAATTTTTGGTCAACTGCCACGTTTGTTCTCCAAACTTGAGGGAACTTGAAATCAGGTTCGGTCAAAGCAAGTTCGTATGAAGACGCTGGTGTACCCGAAACTTGAGTTGGTTTGTATGCATCAGGATTAGGATTAAATGGCCTAGCAGTGGTGTTATCCAATTGAGCAAAACCAGTCAACATACCATTGTTACCAACTTGATTGGAAATCCATACATACGCTGGACGGCCAGTGAATACACCTGAACCACCTCTAAATTGAGTTTTTTGATTACTGAAAACATCCCAGTTGAATCCTAATCTTGGGGACCAAAGGATGTTTGGTTCAGGAAGTTGGTCTGTTCTGAAATTAACAAATCTACCATCTGCATTTCTGAAATACATTGTTTCCACTTCAGGGTTTCTCAAAGCAGTTTCACCGAAGTAAGGAATATCAAATCTCAAACCTGCAGTAAATTTAAGATTCTTTCTTGCTTGAATCTCGTCTTGTGCATAAAGTCCAAAGTAGTCTACTTCCAAAGGTTGAATTGGCTTTTCAGAACCAGGAATGTTATCCAAAGAGTTATAAACATAAACTGATTGAGAACCAGGGAAGAACACATTTTCAGATTGATACTTTTCATAAGTGAAACCAGTTGTAATTGTATGGTTTCCAGCAAAAATCTGAAGGTTGTTTTGAACTTGGAAAGTTTTATATCTAAGTTCGTTGTTTGGTGTAAATGGTTCAAAACCAAATGAAGTATAAGTTGCACCATTGTTCAAGATATCCACCATTGGGAAAAATTCTCCCTTATAACCACGGCTTTCGTCTTGGTAAGTATAGCCAACAATCAAGTTATTGCTTACATTACTTCTAACTTTTGTATTCAATTCAGCAACTACGGAACGAATATTCTCCATGATGCTGTAGTTAGAATTTTGGAAGTTCAAAGCCTCAGGTCTGAAGTTACGGTTACCGAAACCTAGAGAAGAAGAACCAGACATCAACACATCAGTAGAAGAATCCAAGTGGTTGTATCTCAAGCTCAACTTGTTCTTTTCGTTGATGTTGTAGTCAAACTTTACCAAGAATTTTTGAGATAAAGTTTCGTTATCATAATCTTGGTAAGGACCAGTTTCGTAGTCAAATTTATCTCTTAGGAAAGTACTCAATCCATCTAAATCGGATTTAAGAACACGAGTTACATTACCAGTAATTGGTTCACTTCCATTATTAGCTCTCCATGTAGTTCCTGGTCTTGTTTCTGAGTCATCTTCGTAAGATGCAAAGAAGAATAGTTTGTCTTTAACAATTGGACCACCAACTCTGAAACCTTGTTGTTTGTAAGTAAAATCACCAGGGTTGAAGGTGTTTTCACCTGCCTTAGTTCCCACATTATTGTTATTTCTCCAGAAATAATAAGCAGAACCTGAGAATTCGTTGGTACCTGAACGAGTTACGGTGTTTACACCAGCACCAGTAAAGTTACCTTGTCTCACATCATAAGGTGCCACATTTACTGAAATTTGTTCAATTGCATCCAATGAGATTGGAGATACACCCGTTCTACCACCTGGGTTAGAACCAGACCCCAAACCGAAGGAGTTGTTGAAATAAGAACCATCGACTGTAATGTTGTTCAATCTACCATCTTGTCCAGCAAAAGAGTTACCAGATGCTTGTGGAGTCAATCGTGTAAAATCATTAATACTTCTTGAAATAGTTGGCAATCTATTCAAGTTTTGATTGGTAATACCAGTAGATGCACCTGTTCTTTCAGAACTAAATACTGGGTTTTTTTCACCTACAACGGTTACTTCATTTAATACGGATTCTTCAGTTTTTAATGAAAAATCTAAATTTGAGGTTACACCGAGACTCAAAAATACACCATCTACTTTTGATACGGAATACCCAATAAAGGATGTAGATACTACATAAGGTCCACCGATTCTCATGTTTGGAATGAAATATCTACCTTCCATGTTAGATACTGCATTGTATAATGTTCCAGATGGGGTATGTACTGCAGTAATTACTGCTCCCGGCAATGATTCACCTTCGTTTGACCCAACTTGACCTGAAATACTAGCAGTTGTTACCCCCTGCGAATACGCAGTAAAACTCATCATCAACATGAGCAAAGTAACAAAACTAAACTTCATTAAGTTTTTTAAATTGTTTTTCATACTTTTTTTCTTTTTTTTAAATTAAACATAACACTTTACTACTCTACAATAAATGTGGTTTTGCCTCATTGATTCCCGAATTCGTCACTACAACATACGGGGGTCTGAATTCTTTTAATGAACTCGCACCTCCATAAGATAATGCAGATTTCACACCATCCAATAAACCATTGATGATGAATTTTACTCCACCTTTGTATGGGATTGTTGTTGATTCTCCTTCCACATTTCTTTCTTGTTGCCCATGAACCGATTTAGTCTCTAACGATGCCGAACCTCTATATCTTTTGTAGAGACCTTTTGGAGTTTCAATTATTTTACCAGGAGCTTCATCTGTTCCTGCTAATAATGAACCCAACATTACAGAACTTGACCCCAATGCAAGTGCCTTAGAAATATCACCCGAAGTTCTAATTCCACCGTCTGCCATAACAGGAGTTTTAGCAACTCTAATGATTTCCCCCAAACAACTTACATTTGGTATACCAAAACCTGTTTTTATTCTTGTTGTACAAAGTGAACCCCCACCGATACCAACTCTTAACCCATCTGCTCCTGCTTTTTCTAAATCCATTGCAGCCTGGGCAGTAGCGATATTACCAGCTATGATATCAATTTTGTCATCAAGATTGTTTTTACACCACTTTATCATGTCTATAACATTCTTGTGGTGACCATGAGCAACATCTATCACAAGGATATTTGCTCCGCTATCAACTAGTGATTTGGCTCGTTCTTTATCCGATTCCGATACTCCTATTGAAGCCATAATAGGTATTGAGGCAATTTCTGAATGCCATGTATCATACATTACTCCCCAATCTTCAAAAGGTCCACCGAACCCTTCTCCATAAATTCTTTGATATAATGATTTTACAATTTTGGATTGTTCTTCAATACTCATAAATCTATGAATGCAACCAACACCCCCCATCAAGAACATTTTGAAGGCCATTTCTTCTCCGCACACCGTATCCATTGGAGACGCTACGAGTGGAGTTAAAAGACCATATCTTTTTGATACGAGGGTGTTAAGATTGATTTGTGTTCGAGAGGGTATGTGAGAATATTGTGGTACTAATTGGATGTCATCGTAAGTAAGATGATAATTCATATAACTTGTATTTTAATCTTGATTTTCAGTTAACAACTTTTTCTCTGATGTTGGTGTTGAATCCACATTTGCAGTTGTTGTTGTATAGTAATAAGGATTTGGATGTCCTTTACCATCAACATAAGGTGGGTGGATATTATAGTTCGGTTCATCATTAACCGTTGCCAATGTATCTTTTAACGCATCCCATTGTTTGGGTGTTATATTATATTCATGTACTCCTTGAGTAAATCCTTGTAACCAAAGGACGAATTCTTTTGATGTCATTACTTTAAAATTCCAATTAGTTCATGTTCTCTGAATAATAAATACTCTTCATCTCCCAATTTCAGTTTATTAGTTGCCTCATCTTTTGAATAAAGAACTTTATCACCAACATTCACACTCATTGGAATTGAATTACCAGTTTGAGAAAATAATCCAGTACCAACTGCAATCACTTCTCCTACAATTTTCTGTCCTCTACTGATTGAATCATTAAGAATCAATCCTCCTTTTGATTTTTGTTCTACTTGGTCTGGTTTTACCAAAACTCTGTCTCCAAGTGGTTGAAAATTTGTTTCCATATTATATATTTAGTTTTAATTTTGTTATAACTTTGGGTTCTACTCCATACATTTCACATAACTCCTTTACTCGTTCTCTACCTTTACGCGAATTATATAAAATTTTTAGATACTCCTCTGATTGTATTTGGTTTGTTTCGTAATGTTTTGATACTAATTCAACTAACCACTTTTCGTATGAGTCTTCTGATTTGGCCTTCATGTATTTTAGAAAGGCCCGAGTCTTAGGAATCAAATCAATCAATGCCAAATAACAAGCCTTTGGTGGTACCTCTTGTAGATAAGGTTGTAATTGAGCAACCATGCCAACCCAATCAGGATTCATTGAAAGGAATCGGAATATCATATAGTTTGACCAAGTTTTACGGTCGGACTCATCCAATTTATCCCAATACTTCGGGTCTTGTTCTTGGGTCACTGCCTTGATATGATCAAATAATGTTTTTGCCATTACAATAAAGAATTTATTTCAATCAAACAAGCGGCCATAGGAATTTCTTTATCTATGGAATGAAAATGATTTGTTTGTCCTTGTGAAAGGGCAATGATAACATTCGCAGTGTTTGATGGTGCATACTCATCTACCTTATCCTTATCCTCTC